TTAACTAACGCAGCCTCTTTAGGACCAGTCTGTTTAGCCAATGATCTCATGTTTAAACTTTTCTTATCTCCGTATGCCCATCTTCTAAGTAAACCTTCTTTTACATCCTGAGATAGTTGAGGAAATTCTTTATCTATTAATTCTCTCCACCACATTTCATGATACCTAGAAACTTCATCTCCATCATTTAAGCCGTATCTTTTTGCTAAAGCATTAACTTGATTAATAAACTTTTTCTTATTTGCAGTAAAATCTAAATCTCTTTGTAATTGAATTACTTTAGGAGGAATAATTTGAAAAGTTTTTCCAATATCAGATTTTACTTTTTGAAGTATACTTGTTATTTCTTTGGCAGGTTGATTATTTGTACCTATGATATTACCTTTACCATCTGTTTCTTTTATTCCATGAAATTGAATAACATCTCTATCATAATGAATAACATTTGGGTTTAATGAATAGATCAATTCCATATTCATAAAATCTTTTCCATTCTTAAAATACTTTTCCTGGTCCGCCGGTGAAAGCTTTCTTAGCAATTTATCCAAATCTTTAGCAGCAAAGATATAAGTATCTTCAACAAGTTTAGATGCATGCCCCGTAAACATTTTAATGATACCATTAAGATCTATAGGATTTGCCATCTGTCCTTTGTTTCTGGCAAACTTTACTTTACCATCTTGCATAGTTACAAAAAGGTTTTGCCCATCAGTCTTTTCGGTAGGATCTTCTTCAAAGTTTAATTGGCCTCTAAGGCCAGCATCAATCATTGCTTTAAAATCACCAAAAGTCAAATCCTTATCATCAAAAGGGTGAGCCATGTGGCCAGCTGCCCCGCCTTCAAAAAGAAATGGCTGGCTTTTATCGGCCAGCCATTCTTCAAACAGTTTTAAATGTTTCATTGGTTTGTTTTATATTAGGATCCCATAGTTGCCTGTAAAGCTCCAACCATTGCGCCGTAGTCACCTTTATACTTATCTTTCAGTCCGTCTACAACTTCCATAGCTTTTGCCTCATCAAATTTGTCACCATGTGCATCTTTTAAGATTGCCATTGCATAGTCTTTAAAATCTGCATCGTTTGTGATTTCCTTTTCGTTAACTTTACCTAATTTCTTTTCAGCAAGTTTTCTAAACTTTTCAGCAATTGAATCATCGGCATATACTTCTTCTTCCTTTACAATTTCTGTACCATCAGCTTTATCATCTGCCTCACCTTTAACTACATCAGTGATTACTTGGTCTTTGGAAATAAGATCTTTTCCTTTTCCTTCAACAGATTTTGGTTTTCCTTTATCCATCATATCTCCTGCAATACCTGCAGCAGTTTCTGGTCCATCACCTTTGATTGCAGGAATAGCAATACCATCATCTCCAGCTTCTTCATCTTTAATTTCGTCGCCTTCTACTTTAGTAATTACTTCACCTACTGCTTCTTCTACAGCTTCATCTTTCTTCTCTTCTTCCTCTTCATCCTTTTCGTAATCTTCACCGGAATGAGTTTTAGATTTATCTCCTTTGTTTCCACCTAATACAACTTTGTCGTATTTTTCTTTTACTTCATCCTCTTCTTCTTCGTCTTTTTCATAATCTTCACCGGAATGAGTTTTAGATTTATCACCTTTGTTTCCACCTAATACAACTCTATCATACTTTTCTTTTACTTCATCCTCTTCTTCATCTTCCATCTTACCATAACCTTCTTCTTTCTTTTCTTCTTCCTCGTCTTTTTGGTATTCTTCTTTTTTATCGTAGGCTTCTTTCATTTCGTCTTCTTCCTCTTCATCCTTTTCATAATCTTCTCCTGAGTGAGTTTTAGATTTATCTCCTTTGTTTCCACCTAATACAACTCTGTCGTATTTTTCTTTTACCTCATCTTCGTCTTCGTCTTCATCCTCATCTTCCATTTTACCATAAGCTTCATTGACAAAAGTTGCAAAAGACATTATAGTAGATTCATTCTTTTTAGCATCCTCCTCTTCCTCTTCATCATATTCTACATCTTTCTTTAAAGCATCTATTTCTTTATCATCAGATTTAACTGCTCCTTTATAATGGTCTACTTTTTCTTTATCATCTTCGGAATCAACTTTCTTATCTCCCTTATCTTCCATCTCATCTCCTTTTCTTTCATCCTCTTCTCCTCTTTCTTCGTCGTCGTCATCATCATCATCTTCCATTTTACCATACCCTTCGGCAAGTGGATCTGCTGATGCAGCTACTGGCATAGCGTAGTCTTCTTTTTCTTCTTCATCATCATGATATTTAACGTTCTTGTTAATTGTCATTTCTTTTTCTTTAACAAAATCTTCAAATGCCATAATTCTACGAGTAGCCTTTGGAGTTTCAACTTCTTCATTCTCAGCATCATCATCTTCTACTTCAACACCACCTTTGTCTTCTACTTCAGATGCTTCATCTGGAACTTCTTTAGTGATTTCTTGGTCTTTAGAAACTACTTCACCTTTATCTTTTTCTAAAGATTTAGGCTTACCGATAGATAATACTTCATCCTCAATATCTTCAGCTCTGTCTTCTTCTACTTCTTTAGAATCAGACTCTGCTTTCTCTTCTTCAGCAACTTCAGAATCAGATGGGATTACTTCTTCTTCTCCTTCTTTTTCTTTTCCTTCACCTTCTAAAGATTTAGGTGTGCCTTTGGCTTTCATTTCATCTTCTATATCTTCAGCTCTATCTTCTTCGATTTCATCTTCAGATATATCATTACTTTTAGCAACTGTCTTAGACATTGCTTCGAGTTTTGCAAGAAGATCTTTCTCCTTTTTTAACTCTTCTATACTGTCAAAACCAATCTTTTTGATCAATTCATCAACAGCTTCTTTGGTTACTTTTGCAGACTCTGTGATCGGTTGATCTTTAGCAGACATTGCAGAAAACTTTTTGATTGACTTCATTTTAGTTATTTTTATTTTTTTTATATATCCATGTACTTGAGAAAAGATATTCTATATTAGAATCTTATGTTTTGCACCTCAAAAGGAAACTTTTCTTCTTTATATATTGTTCGCCTAGCTATACCGTGGCGGTAGATATAATTTACCCAGTCATGATCCTCGGCTTTATATCTAAAATCATCAATAAAATCATAAATTTTTACAATTTCTTTTGATGCATGCTTTCTTAATCCTCTACCAATGCTTTGTCTAATAATCACTTCGGACTTAAAGCTCTCAGTAAAAAAGATATTATGTATATTTTTAATAGAAATTCCAGTAGAAAAAGTACCATAAGATGCTACAATTATAACATCATTATTCTTTTCCATCCTCTTTTTAAATTCTTCTCTTATATCAACATTAACAGATCCATCTACATAGTATACCTTCTTGTCTGTTATATGCCTTAATTTATTATATAGCTTTTCACCGTATGCTATTTTATGAAATAATACTAGTGAATTTGATGTTGACTTTTTAATTACTTGGCAAACAAAATCTAACCTCTTTTCGCTTTCATTAATAAAATTTTGCTCTAATCCAAATAGTTTTTGCCTGTCGTGTGGATTCTTTGACAAAAATGAAAACGACTCTTTTTGTTCAGGTGTTGCATAATCCATGTGGAGCTGCATAACTTTACAGCTTGCAATGTAACCCTCATCTTGTAGATAGTTTGCCTTAACTTGAGTAACTAATGGACCCATTGCTGACATTAAGCTTAATCTATTGACCGTTCCTCTTTTAGGAATAGTTCCACTCAAACCAAACCTAAAATCACAATGCCAACATTTGTCCATAATCTTTTGTATAGAGTTTGCTTTTGCTTTATGAGTCTCATCTACAAATACAGCATCAAACTGCTTAAAGTATTCTTCATCTTTTTTGACAAGAGATTGATATGTTCCTATCACCAGATTAGAACTTTTTCTTATTTTTACCCCGGCGTATATTTGTTGAGTTTTAAGAGGAACTCTGCTCTTGTTATATTCTTCAAAATCACCTGTTGCCTGAAGGACTAGATTTACATTAGGAACGATCATTAAGATTTTCTTTTTTCCTAATACTTCCATCATATAAGCAACAACCATAAATGAGATAAGTGTTTTACCTGCAGAGGTAGCAAGTTCAGCTAAACATCTTCTATACTTTAAAATCTTATATGCTGCATCTATTTGGTATTCTCTAGGTTGAAAGTTAGGATGATCTTTAAAGAAGTCATCAACCCATGATCTAAAATTTTCTTCATTTATTGTGGTATCAAAAATTTTAGTTATACCATCAAGAGAATATTGAAAATCATAATCTTTACATATATCAATTATCTCTTTCCACAAACCAGCTGGAATTTTATTTCTTTTTACAAATGATACATTGCCATCCCAGACTCTCTTTTTTACCAAAGGATGGAAACGCCAACCTTCAATTTTTTTAGTCAAGCTACTTTTTAGTTGATCATACTCTAATTCAGTACAAGCATCTATAACTAAAAACTTTTTATTTTCTGAGAGGGATAATTCCATTACTGTTGTTCATCATCCAAACGGATTCTATTACGAATAGCAAATGCTAAGTTATCGCATGTTTTCATGCATTCTTGGTAATAATCAATATGTGATTGTAACATTTCCATTTGTGTTCTTAAGTTGGACAAGTCAGCCTTAATAAAAGCAACCTTTTCTCCGCTTGTTAGTTTTACATCATAATCAATAGAATATTCTCTATACTTAATTTTGTAATACCTATCATATGCTGCTTGCCTTTTCTGTTTTGTAGTTTTAAAATCAGTTATCTTATCTAGTAATATTTGTCTATAAGATAGCATAGTAACCTGACACTCAGAAAGATTGCTCATATTTTTTAATAGAGAAACCAAATTACTTATCTTTTCTTTCCAACTATCTCGGTCTTTTGCTAACCTTAATGCTAATTCTTCATTAGCCGTACCTGTTGCCGTATCATCGTATGCCATTAAAATATACCTTTATCGTTATTATTCTTTTTATATTTTTTTACTTTAGGCTGAAATTTCTTTTTTGGTGGAGGAATAGAAAAACTTGTATTAACTTCACCTAATTCAGACTTAGTAAACTTAGATAAAAATTTAAGCCTTTTGTTACTGGTTTCTAGGTCTTTATAAAAATCATCTATTTCTTCATTCACAAATCTTGTATAATTTTTTACTCTCATTACACGAATACAATATCTAATGAGTTGTTTGTAAAATATTTATCCAACTCATTCAAACAGCCAGTTCTTTTACTATACTCATATTTAACCAAATCATTTAAATCTTTTATCTTTCTTGCAGGTATATTAAAATCTTTTAAAAACTTATCCCACATAAAGACAGTTTGCCCACCTTTAAGTTTTTCTATCATTCTTGACTTTCCTTCTATATCATTATCAAAGAAATAACGAGCAGTAGGAATTTCATTAAATTCAATTATTTGTTTTTTGACTCCAGTTAATCCTACGGAGTTTGTCATAAACATTGCATCAATAGGACCTTCAAAAATAGAAAACTCTCTACTCATATCTACAGATAAGATTCCAAAGAGCATTGATATTTTATTCAGATTATCCAGTTCTTCTTCAGAAACATTAAGAGGTCTTTTTAAGCGATCATATATCCTTCCTATGTTCCATGTCTTATATTTAGGCCCACCGTTACCACCTAAGTCTCTAGTTTGAAAACCTAATATCTTTTTATCAGGAGTTAAGTTAAAAACATAAAGCTCTCTACGCCTTGGATCAAAACCAAACCTATCTGTCTTATGATGAAGTAATCTACTCTTAAGATAAGGGTATGCCTGATAGGTTAAGGAGTTAATAGGATAAACATTAAAACCTAGAGCAATTTCATCAAAAGTTAAAGCCAGTTCTTTAGCCTTATCAAAAAGATAAAAATCTAAACTTTCTCCTAATGAATAATTTTTTCTATTTTCTTTAATGTAATTTAATACATCTATTCTATCCTCACCTTCAAAATTTTCATTATGATCTTTTAGAAAAGTATCTAAAGTTTCATGAGCTGAACAATTATAACAATGAAAGTATAAATCATTCCAATAAATGTTTCCTCTTTTCTTTCGTGGTGTAGTAGAAGAATCACCACAGTATGGGCATGCAAAATTTAATCTTCCTTTACTTTCTAATATCCTTCTTTTCTCGGGATGAGAATGTTGGGTATGAAGAACTCGGACTACCTTTTCGATAATCCGAGCTTTCATTTCAGAAGATATTACTACTTCTGTTCCCATACTTATTAAAGATCTAACCCATTAATAAAATCATCGAAGTCATCCTTCTTTTCTTCAGTCTTTGTTTCTGTTGCAGTTGCAGTTTCTGTTTTTGTTTCAGTAACTTTTTCAGCAGCAGCTTCAGTAACTTTAGGTGCTGAAGGAGCAGGTTTAGATGAAGTGATGTTTTCGATAGCAGATCCTGGAGAAGTAAACTGAGAAAGTACATTCATTACTTTACCTCTAATCTCATCATTCCATGCCTTATATCCCCAGTTAGATAATTCAGGTGCATCTTTCAATAATTCCAATACAGCCTTTCTTCCTTCGTCAGTGTCAGTAATTTTTTCACCTTCGATTTCCATTGCTGATTTGTTACCATGAAATTTACTTGAATCATAATTAGGGTATCCACCTTTTTTAGAAATTACCAATTCAAAATTCTTTCCTTCAAACGGATCGAATACTTGAGTTGGCTCATCAAATTGTGGGTTTAGTTCTTCATCAATTTTTGTTTTGATTTTGTAACCAAACTTCATAATTTTGACTTGTCCTTCTAAGTCTCTGTTCTGTGGATCTTTTACGATTTGTACTAATGCATAAAATACCTCTCTTCTTTTTAATCCTTCAGACATCTTTTTATCTACAGCAGATTCAGAGTTTCTTAGTTTAAAGAACATATCCTGTACAGGACATTTTTCTCCAACCGTTGAAGGGGAATCAACATAAAAGCCATTTCCTTCTCTGTCTTCTAGCCAGTAGACAAATTTTCTTTCAAAAGGTTTTCTAGGGTTTTTAGCATTAGGAAGAAACCTAATTAAAGAACGGTAAGTTCCGTCCTGTCCTTGGTCTGGTTTAGGTGAATAGAGATCGCTACCTGCGGTTGGTCTTTCACCAGTGTCCAAATCCTTTACACTTACATTAAAAATATCAAATTCATTTGCCATTTTATTGCCTTTTTTTTTGTTAATAATTATTTAATTGATAACAAAGCTCCATGCCTAAACTATTATTGCCTATTTACTTTGCCTCGTTATCGCCAGTTTAAAAGGTACCAATATTATTGATTCCTTTGTTATTTATATATCTCTTAGGTAGGTTTGTTTCACCATATTTGTACATTTTTATCTAAAATAATAGCGGTTATATCGCGTTCTCTTAGACTAAATATAGTTTCGTCCTTATGTGTAAATTCAATACCTGCTAAATCATGAAAAAGAACCTTTTGTCCTATTTTATATTCTTTATCTTCTACTTCATCTCCTATTGCTATGATAGTACCTGCATAAGGTGGTGCCATCATACCTTTCTTTTCAAGCAGAATAATATCTCCTTTTTTCTCTGGTTGTGGATCTTTTTTTAAAAATATTCTATTTCCTAAAGGTTTTATCATAGTATTCTGAAACAAATTTTAAAAGTTGCAATATAATTTTTAACTATTCTCAGAAAGAGAAGTATCTAGTTATTAGCTTTCATGGCTTTAAGTATAAAGTAGGCATCAATGATGTCATCTATGGGTTTAGGAATTTTTGTGCTGAAGTCTTTTCCTTGACACCATTTCCAAAGTTTAGTGCTCCTTAAGCTCTTATCTTTTAACACATCATTTTGAAATGCTTCAGCCATGTAATGTTTGTTTGCATTCCCTTTACCTGCTAACTTCTTTACATGAGAAGGTTGAAAGACTGAAAGATTTTCAATTGAGTATTTATCAATTAATGCTTTCCTTAAAAAAGTATTGTATTGAATAATGTCTATAAATGAATTTCCTTTTGATCCATAAGAGAATCCTTCTAATGCCACATTTACCACATCACCTTCAAATAATGTAGAAAATATACCTACCATTAAAGAACTAATATTACCAGCATCTTCTAACTTCTGGCGTTCTCTAGGTAAAAAATCTTTACTCGTTACTTGGCGATTATAAGGAAACCCTAAAATTGCTTCATCATCCATTAATTCTTTATGGACACTAAAAGCTTTAGGTATTTTTTTACCTTCTTCATCCCATATACGATTTCCGTAATTAAAAAAAGTTATAAAGTGATATTTGCCATCTGCTGTTTCTACACAAGCCCCTGGACTATTTAAAGAAAAATCAATTCCTATGTGTATCATTAATAATTATATTCTCTTGCCAAGTACTGCACCTAACGCAGCACCAACAAGACGTGAAGTTAATAAATCATATAAAGCACCTTTCTGTACACCTAATACTTTGGCGATTGCTTTACCTACAGCCTTTCCTAAAGCAAAACCAGTAAGGCCACCAAATATACTTCCTAATATACCTTCATTAACTATTTCTTCAACACATGCCTCTAGATCTTTACCTTCTTTATTTGCTTCAAGTATTCTTTCAACAGTAGCATCTATAGCAGCTTCTTGATCTTCAGATAAATCATGAGATTCATTCAATAAGCTTTGTATATCAAATGTTTCATCTTTTGCTTCTTTTAAATAATCTTTAAAGGTTTTCATTTTATTTGCTTTATTTGTTTATATATTAGGTTATGTTAACTGCTATGTCTAAAATGTTATAAGTGAATTCAATATCAAAAGTTTCAAACTCCACTGTGTTACTAGAAAAGTTTAGATCTAAAGCACCAATATTATTCATGATCATGTCTTTCAACTGAACAGTAACAAAAATATTTCCTTCAGCATCTAGCATTTGTATTCCAACACCTTCGGGTAGAAAAGGATTTTTACCACTTTGTTTATAATAAAAATCAAACATCTCCACAGCCATCCAATAATTTACATATCCATCGAATGCTTGCATAGTAACAGTTAGTTTCTTATCAAACAATTCTTGCTTAGGAACACTTGCTCTAAAGTTTCTAGTATTGCCAGGAAAATCATTTTGCTGCACCGGATCAAAAGAAGGACCTGGAAGATTTATAGACTGAATTCCATAGTTCCAAAAATCAATAGGTTCTTTAATCAGACCGCCTGGAATTCTAGTTAAGAAAGGTTTATACCTATCTGCAATTTCCTTAGGAACAAAATTTCTAGGAAAGTTAAATTTAAACTGATTATTTCTTGCGCTTAATAACATAGGTTAAATATTTTAAGAAACACCTCTAGGTCCATAACCACTTGTACTAGTTTTAGGATTACCTAAACTAAACTCTTCTAAATTTTTAGATGCTTGTTTAAAGAAAGATTTCTTTTTAGACCCACTTTGTGAGGCTAACCTCGCATTCTTTATGGCCATTATTTGTTGTTTCTTTTTTAATTGTCTATTAGCCAATGCTTGAGCTTTTTTAGATTCCCTCTTAACTGCTGCTGACGCAGCTGCATCTAATTGAGCTTCTAATTCAGATACTTCATTTGTAAGATCTTCGTTACTCGACTGCAAAGATTGTATAGTTAAAGTATCTTCATTGGCATTTTCTACGAGTTCTGCGTTTTCTTTTTTGAGTGCATCATTCTCTGCTTTGAGTTTAGCTAACTCTTCGCTATATAAAAGCTTTTGGTCTTGTATTTGAGAGGTTAATGTAGTACGCGTAGCATCATCAAAAGCTAGCCATAACCCTTGGTAAAGAATAGTCTCATCTGATGTAGAAACACCATCTAGGTCATTAGCACTTGTCATCTTTGTAGAAACATAAAAATTATTATTGTCTAATGCTAATATTTTTTTACTGTCTGATTTATCAACTTTAAAAAGTACCTCGCCTTGAGATAAATCTATCTCTTGTACTTGTGTATGGTTCTTGATAACTATCTCATCATTATTACCGATAAAGGTTAAATATACATCACCAACGTTTGACAGATCTATAGGTGTGTTTTCACCATCCACTTCATCAAAAAGAGTAAAAACAAAATAATCATCAAAAGGAGATATTCTTATAGTACCGTCTCCTTGGGGAAGAGGCTCTTCATTAACAGAAAGATTTACAAATTTCTGATAAAATTCCTTTTGTGTCTTTGTTAAAGATATGTTAGTTTCAATCGCCATCTTCTTCAGTTATTGTTTGTATTTTTCCTGGTGATATTGCAGCTTTAATATTCATCCTATCTCTAAAAGAAGTAACATATTTAGTTTTAACCACCAGTTTTTCTGCAATCTGTTCAGAAGAATTTGCAGGGGTGTTAGTACCACCAGTTCCTACTACTATTTGTTTTCCTGTATCATTGTTTATTCTATTATAAACATTAGCAACAGTTGGGACAACACCTAAATTCAATGTTAGCATCTTTTTACCATATCTCTGTGTATCAAATGAAGTAAGGCTAGCATTTTTTATTATCTGAGTACTATCAGCTTTATTAAATAGTCTCATAGATAAATTTATCTTAAATGATACAGCGGTGTTTGCATTTAAGATGATAGGCCTATATAATATAGGTTCATCAAAGTTACCATTCTGAGTAAACACTTGGGTAGATGTAGTAGAGAATACTGTTCCTACCTGTTCAACGACAGCTATCTCATAAAAAACTACATAGTCTCCGCCTTGTGAATTTAACTGAGCAATGAAATTACTTAAAGAAGATCCAGTAACCTGGCCATGTAAAGTAAAATAATCACCATCATCAGCTGCTTTTACTTCTGCAAAAAGATTACTATAAATATCTCGTGATAAGATAGAAACAGAATTTATTTCTTGCATATTATAATAGCTATATGCATTATCTACTATGGTTTCATATATTCCTGTCGCCTTGAGTGTAATAGGTGGAGTACCAATGAAACCTTGACCTTCTGTAATTCGGTAAGCAACCCCGTTTGGGTCTGCTGTAGTAAATAAATTATTCATAAAGAATAAAGAAGGAACTCTCCATTCAATAAAAGTAGCATATAACTTATCACCTAATAGTAATGGGTCTGGGTTAAATGTTGGTGTATCAGTTCTTAAGAAATTAATAGAAGCAAAATTCATCATTATGCCATCTCTTCTAGGTGCTAATGCTTCAAATACAATACCATCAAAATCTTCAAAACTAAAACCGGCGACAAAATGTATTTTCATTTTATCATAAGCGACGTCTAGATCAGGACTAAATGATTGAAGTAAGTTACTACTGCTAGTTAATTCAGGATCAAAATCATTATAAGGAACTCCTATACTTGTATCTAAAGAAACATATTGAGTTTTATTAGCATTAATGGCCACGGCAGAGATATCTCTATAGTTACCCATAGTAGCAGAAACAGAATCAGTATTAAAAAAGTAAGTTCCACTAGTATGACCATCTCTCATTAACTCTATAGGAAAACTAGCTGTGTTAAAAGTTGTTGGCGCAGCCTGATCTGTATAGATGTACTCTATAAGAATCTGTGGTGATATTTGTATAAATCTTGATGACTCCATTCTATTCTATTTATTTACCATTGTAAAAGTTTTGGACTCCATGAAACGCCTACACCAACATAAGGTCCAATTTGCCCAGTCCCAGTTACGCCTACTCCTAAGTTTATTCCTAAACCAAAAGGTTTTCTATTTTGCATTTGTAAGCTTTTAAAAGCATCGCTTTTTGTATCTACCATTATACCTTGTGTGCTATTAAAAGTAGTACCAGGATAATCAGAAGTTAGCTTAATAAAAATCTCCTTTGTATTCTGGTCCTGTGATAATGTAGCATCTAACCAAATATCTTGAATTAAATCAATCTTTGCATTACCAAAGGCTAGACTATCACTTAACATATAGGGTAATGAAACACTTAAAGATCTAGAACTCTTATCCCATGCACTATCAGATGAAAAAGAAACAACAGAATTAAATTGGTTGTTTCCTTGTACAATAATTGTATCTTTAGATTCTACGGGTATCTCCACTATTTTCTCCACTATCTTTGTCTTTGTTTTAACAATCGTGATAGGTGGCTTATTTCTTTCTATTTCCAAGCTATCCTTTAGTTCATCTATCGTCAAAGATAGCCCTTTAATTTCTCCTACTGAATTTCCATTTTCGTCAATGTAATTTCGGATAGTATCATTAGCTGCTACTAAGTTATTTTGAATTCGAGTAACTTCTCCTTTAGCATTAGCAGTTTCATTACACTGTCTCATAAGTAAAAGAAATAGCACAGCCATACCACCTAAGAGAAACATCCTAGTGTTTTTTGGGTCTGTCAGAATACCAAGAATATTTTTAACTATTACTATCATTCTTTTATGTACTTAAGAAGCTTATTTGGCGTAACTTCTGAAGCACCATATTTTTTTGCTATTTTATCCATGAAACTTTTTTCTTTAAGTTTCATTGAATCTACTTCTTCAAAAAGACCATCTCTTTTCTTAGCTAAACTCTCAATGCTTTTCTGCATTAAGTCTAAAGATAATTGAATTTCTCTATATCTGCTCACATATCCGTTGAGTTCTTTTATTTCTTTCTTTGTCATATTATATTGCGTTTAATTCATAAGTAAATGTAAATGCCATTATTGGGGCATAAAAACCATGATATGTTGAACCCCCAGTTGTATAACTATTGCTATAATTACTTAGTACACTTAGCCATAGATGAGTTGAGTTCGTACTAGTACCAGGGTTCATTCCACTAGTATTTGTACTAGTACCACCTCGGACATCACCGGTTGGGAAAGGACCATTATAATTCAATCCACTTATTGTACCTCCAGTAAGATTTCGGCATGTAGCTAGTGAATTGGTTGCTCCATTAACAAAGTCAAACTTACTTGTAACAATACCTGAAATGTTTACTGCCTTTGCACCTCGTAATCCACCAGTAGGGATTGTGCCACCATCCTGGCTATTTCCACCGTTTAAGTTTACTTGCACAGGAAGAGGAATCGGTCCAATTTTCAATTGAGAATTAAAGTTAGAGCTATTAGCTACAAGCATTCCACCGTTTGTTATAGTCGAACCAGGGTTACTTCCGCCGTCCCAGTCAACATACAGCTTTACAAATCCTGACCCTGTTACTACACGACCTACTCTATGCCACTGATACTTATACTGAAATGCTAAGTCGTCAGAAGAATTATTAGTTCCTTGGTTGGTTGTCGTACCGCTCCATGTCTGAGCCCCACTCAATATAGCCTGCTGTTCAATAGTCGGTCCTGAATATGAGCCGCCAAATTCTGAAGTATAATAGTCACCAATAATATCACCGAATACCTTAAACTGTTGCCTACCTCTATACTGGTCTCCAACATTAACACCCCCATAATTATATACACCCTCAGCATGTGGATATGGCGTATTTTGGTCTAACACGGTATTAGGAGAGGTAACTGATGAAACTATATCAAACTCGGTCTTACGTGACTCGTTTCTTGTTCCATATAGATAAATTCTTCCTTCTACGTTTGCACCGTTTGTTACATCCTCAGTTCCAGGAGACGGGACAGTTCCTCCACCAGAAGTAACACTTTCTTTGTTTTGGTTTAATCCTAAGGTTAGTCCAGTCGCCCCTCTATTACCAGCCGTTGATGCTGGACCTGATGGGGCTTGTGGCCTAGGCATAGCTCTTGCACTTGCCCACAGCCTAACTGAATTTACACTATAATTACCTGTTCCACTAGAACCTCCAGTATTTTTACCGGTGTAAACATAAACAGCACCTGGGTTTTTTCCATCTTCGTCAGTACCACTCTTAATATGTAAAGCACCTTGTTGTTCATTAATAGACACGTTAGCTCCCATTGCACCATAAAACGCACCATAAGGTCCTCTAATTTCAGCACCGCCATAGAAAGGTACTATACCCGAAGTGTTAGCTGTTGGATTCGGTTTATGACCTACTTGAATACGTGGTAGCTGTGGGGTTGTTCCAGGTGACCAAGTACTAGTCTCATTAGGTGCCATGATTATCATTGGCTTATATAATGAAACTTCACCTGCTAACTGTCCAGTTGTAACACCACCTAAAACAATTTCACCTGTAGAAGTCTGCATTCTTACAAGCGGTTTGTTATCTACTTGCATCACGGTAGTCCCACCATCACTATTAGTATTAATATTAGCACCATGTGAAGCTATAGAAACATAACCTGCATTACCGGCACCAGGACCTGAACTTATTGTAATACCCCCAGTTATAGTCGGGTTCTCTGCTACTATCCTAATGTCTTCACCAGAACCAAATGTCTTTAATATTATTCCATCACCGGTCGGTACAGAACTCGCTGCAGGTTTTCCTGCCAATAGTTTAATACCATCTGTGTTGTTAGTATCTGTAGTTCCTAAACGAATACCTTTTGTGGCTATACCACCAAAGTCTTCTCCTATTAAAACTTTATCACCGTTTATATTAACATTACTGACTGCTTGAATATTTGTATTTCCTGTTGATTTAGTTATAATCGCACCTCCAGCATTAAATTCCACATCTGAAGCAGTTACACCATAAATATATCTTGCATCTAATAGAAGGTTACCTGCAGAAGTTGTACTACCAGGATTAACAACATTATTACCTAATTCAATTCTACCTGTACCTGAAGTTCCTAAAGTACTTACTTGAAATTTATTTCCTGCTCCTGCACTACCACCACCGTCTCCTACTTGAATTACGAAGTTACCGTTCTCTCCAGGGAATCCATAAGACACGGCATTTTCTCCAGAGGATAAACTAATATCCTGACCGGCTCTCATAGTCATTCCTCTACCTTGAGAGATTACACTATATCCTATAAGCCCAGCCACGTTTGTAGCAGACTTAGGAATGTCAATTAAGAAACCATCATCAGGTGTAACTTGCATTGTAACTAAGTCACCTAAAGAATTTTGCGCATAGTTGTTTGCAGGATTAGCACCACCTCCCATAAATTTAATAGCATTGGCGTTATTATCCTTTTGGTGAACAAGTAATGACAATACATCTGAAGAAATACTTAAAGCTAAAGTATCTGTTAAAGTATATGCAGAAGTCAATGGGATAGATGGATCTGCTGGGTTGGTATTACTTGCCACACCACCTATTAAAACCGTAGGTACGCCTTCGTTGGTAGAATTTGCACCAGCACCAAACCCAGTTGGAGATGGTAAAACTGTTTGTTTATTGTTAAGAGATGGGGTTCCAAAGAAAGATCCAAAACCACCATCTTGTCCTGCAGGACCTATCGGCCCCTGTAAATCTACGGTTGTCACTACCCATGTAGCACCATTATATTCCCATACTTGCCCGTTAAATTGTAAATAATAATCTCCCTCTAATGGTGTTGAAGTTGGTGGCGCAACATTAGGACTAAGCCCAGGAGATGATACAGAATTATCTTCATACCAAGTAGTACCTTTTGGGCCTCTTCCACCCGCAGGTCCAGTAGGACCAGCAGGACCGATGGGACCGGCCGGGCCTCCACCATTAAGCAATAGCTGATCAAAATTAAAATTGGTCTTATCGACCATCTGTGAAATAGTATCAGATGCTATTATTTCTTGTATAGTGATTGGCATTTCTTTCTATTATTTTTTAACAATAGTTACACTGAACCCAAATGATTCAGAGAAACCTGTTCTTTTATTATATATTAGCTTTAAATCAAATGGATTAGTATTAAGTGTCTTTGACGATACATTATCATTGATAGTTAAACCAGCCTCAATTTTTTGTTGGTTAGTTAGCTGCGCGGTTGAAAAATCTGATGGAGTGTTGGTACGACTCGCAAGAGTATAAAAATCAACTCTTCCTACTTTATAAAGCTTAAGTATGTTTTCTTCAATATATCTATTAACATCATCATCTAATGTTTCTAAATCACCAAACCCGTATAAAGGATTAACATATTTCAAAAACTCTTCTTTGATAGGAGTAAATAAAAAATCTTTAAGTCTCTTTTGTATAAGTAAGTAAAAATTGATTACAGGCGGTGATGGCTTTTTCTTTGTTACTCTAACAGGTTTAACTGCATTACCTTTTATTAATTTTTTATTAACCTTAACAGAGGCAATGTCTTGATGCATAAAGGTACCATCAATGAGATCAGGTTGTCGTATTGCCGCTTTAACTAGAGGGTCTCCTACAAATGTTTCTAAAACGATTTCCTCTGGAACTTTAAGATACTTAGATCCAAAAAATGATTTCTTTTCTTTCATAGACCTAGTACCTATCACATCTTCAATTAGAGTTTTATCTATACTCTTAATAAAATAAGAAGGTTCCCAGTTTGATGAGAAGGTATAAAAATCTTTAAAATCAATACCTACTTCATTAATTAAAGGGTAAAGACTCAGGAATGCTGAATCTGTGGAAAGCTCTAACACAGTAGAAGGATCTTGTTCATTTACCTTATGATAAAAGAAATTTTGTAATTGTCCAAAATTAACATCTGAACTATTAAATTGAGTATTACACCACTTACATAAATCTCTTACTTTTAGTTTATAAGCTTCATCAGGAATAACACCAGAACCAGTAGATCCAGTTGATCCTGTTGAGATACTATTAAAATCTATATTATTATAAGGATCTCTAAAAGATAATATTGACAAGGCTGTAGGTTGATAATACCCCGCATGTCTTGCTATAGGAGTTATTCTAGGTTTTGTTTGTAACGATAAATCAAAGCCTATTACATCAGTTAAGTTAAATGCAGTAGGTTTAGCAGGGTCAGGTAAAACTCCAATATAAATTGATTTTAAAATGTCGGCTTGTGCTCTTAACTCTATTCCAAAGGTTTGTGCTAGACTACCATCCGGGTTTAATACCCTACTCCCATCGGCATTAATAGTCTCATACACAACATTCGGATTACCTTGATTGACTGCATCAAAAATCTCAGCAAAACCTATACTGTTTAGTCGGTTGAGGTAGGCATTATAACCACCACCTAATGTTATATATGTAGCATTAGCAGCTTGTGTTAAATTAGGCGAAAAATTAGGTATAGGCCAATTCAAACCATTTCTTGTAACTTGTGTACATAATAATTCAGAGTCAGAATTAATTTGTGTTATACCAGTTATTCTAAACACAGCTGCACCTACAGTAAATTCAATATCAGAAAATTCACCATTGATACCAACAGTTATATCATTAAAAAATCTACTAGGATTACCAGCACTGTCAGGGATACCTCTGATTACAAATTGATTTAATGCTGCATCATAACCTGAAGAAGAAAAATCTATAGCACCTTGCATAGTTCCATTTAAATATGAAATAGGATATACAGGAGAACAGTCCGCATTTACTTGGTACTTGCTATTTAAAGAATATAAACTAGTCCTATCAATAATAGATTGTGCGCCTGGGCCATTAATACAAGGTTCATTATATGCTAATGAAATTAACATTACTACTGTTTTCCACTTATCATTTTTTATAAACTTTACTTGTGTCTCAGGTTTATCCGGTAAATTAGGAACTAAAATAGCAGAGAATCTATAATCATTAAATGCACCGTTCTGTACATAAGATAGTGACCTAGCATCAAAATCAGGTTTCTCATCACCTTTAGCTTTGGGTTTTGCTATAATTCTAACACCTCTTAAAAAAGATTCGGCAAAATTATTTTCGTTGCCCCCTAAAAATCTACCATATCTTAATTGCCTATCTATCTCTGTAATTCCTCCAGTGTTAAATTTTTGTACAATAAAATAATCATCAAAATAATTCTTGTCTACTCTTTGGAAGGTACCTGGTGTAATTGTTTGTGCTCCTGTGCTCGGATCTGTTGTAACAATAGTATCGCTAGGTGCTTCATCAATATAGCTCCAAGAACTTTCTATTGCACTCTTTCCAAAATATTTAGGAAACTCAGAAAGATAATACCACTCATGAGTGTAACCGCTAGATACTTGTCCTCTATCCCATTTAGATGGTGCAAAATTATTTAGACCAAATGCCTCTGATAGATCTAATCTATAAGGATGATTTCTAACATCTTTACCATCATTATACCAACTCCATTTATTAATGTAAGGTATAATCCTAGATGCAGTTGCCTGTGAAGTTAAAAAGTTTTCTTCTAGTCTGGAATATTCAGATTTAATATATTCTTGGTTTTCATTTTCAGGATTAGAGTCTTTCAACAACCCAATAAGATTAAAGAATCCTCCGTTATCATAAAACTCTCTAATGTCAGGATTAGAACTAATTCCTGTATACACAACCGGGTTTGCACTACCTGGAACTGTTTGATTGTATTGAGCGTGTTCAAAAGCCAATTCACCTTCTTCACTATATAACGTGCTATAAAAATCAGAATCAAAATCCCTTATATCAAAAAATGAAAATCTACCAAAAGAAGGTCTATAATCTGAATAAAGAGCAACTTGATTACTTCGAGTCACTAGTATTTGATCATCATTACATGTTATAACAACATATTTATCAATATCTGTATATCCTACAATATCATTGGCAGCATTAAATATAGGTTCTTCTGTATAAGGGACCCAATCACCAATTTCAGCAAAACCACCAGTTGTTTGTACAAAGTTACCTTTTACAAATCTATCCTGGTCTCCTAATGTTACTTTTAGCAAACTATTACTTACATCATTTCCACCAACAAAATTTGCAGACGGTGCTGCCAAACTAGTCTGTGGGTAAGTTTCTATGTCGTCAAAAACTTCAGGATATGAAGTATCAATTTTAAAATTCAACAAATTAAACCGGCTTCCACTGAACCTAGACTTAATGTATACTCTATTGTCATTAACAGTTGCTTCAAAGAATCTAGTATTTTCACTAATTCCTTTATTTATAGCAGAAGCAATAGACTGTGCTATTTCTTGAACTGTTCCATTAGGATTAAAGAACTTCTCAAATGATTTGCCAGGCGTAGGAGCTAATGTTTCATTAGCAAATATCTGACCAGTAAAATCAGTTCCATCAAAAAATGATATATTACTACCGTCTTGTATAGTCTCTTTAATGTCTATATACATTTGTGCATAGCCCTCATGACTTATAATCTCGGCATTAGCAAAAGTATCAGGTTCTTTATATCCTGTCAATAAAGATATATCCATTTTCTTATCAAATAGTCTTATTTGATCTGCTCCCCAATTCGAACCTTTCTTTATCGTATGAAAATCATCTTCTTTATCTTTTACATAAAATATAGATTCTACTTCATTTACACGACTAGGTGTAGGTAAACCTGTTATTGTACTAGTCTTTGTAGGATCTAAGAATAATAGTATCCCATCTTGGTTAGTTATTTCAAAAGGAGTGTTAAGGAACTGAGAAACTTGTGTAATAGTGGTTATTTCTGGTAGTTGACTTTTTTCGGTGTTCTTATAAAACCCTTCTCCTGATAAATCAAACAAACCTTCTTCAATCTCATTAACATACATACCAAAATATCTATTGATAGAATAGTCAGGTGCATTAGGATCATCAAACAAGAATTCAAGATTTAGCAAGTTAGCCAAAAGTATACCGTTGTTTTGAAACCCTTGTGTAAAGAAAAACTCATCTTGTAGTATAGTACCATCCTTTCCTACCAGGTCTTGGTAAGCAAAACTTCCACTACTAGTAAAGCCACCATTTTTATAAGAGATACCATTCCATAATATAGGTTGGTCTTTTCTCCAACTAATATTCAAAGGAACTGTTGGGAAAGTTTCTTGATTTCTATAATTTCTAATATAAGCACCTAAAGGAGTACCTTCAGTCAAATCAAAAGTTTTGATAGCTGTACAATTTTCTAAAACATTTTTATTAAAATCTACAGAAGTTTGAGCTGATGAAGCTCCAGTATTTTCTGAACGAGCCGCCACATTATTAACGGCAGCTGGATTATCCATTCTAAATATTACAAAATAATTAGGAATCTGTTCATTGAGCCATAAGGGAGCCAAGGTTCCTAAACTCTGTGGGTAAGACTCGGATGCAACAGAACGAGTACCAGCAGAATAAAACATTTCATACTGATTTCCAAATTCAGATAATACGGCAGTATCCTCAAACTCTTGAAATACTTCATATGCTTGATCTATAGGAAATTTCCCACTGTTAAAGAATCTAAATACATCTCTATCGTAAGTATTAGTTCCATCAACCTTGAATGCTTTATATCTTTGGCCGGACAATGCAGTGTTAGCACTAAAAGACTCCAAGTAAATATCTGTACCATCAGATACAACTTTAACATTAGCAGTTAATTTAGGATTAGTTCTAACTACACTATAAGATGCTTTGTCAAGCAGTTTTTCAGCCATTTATCTTTCACTTTTTTTATTTATTCACCAAAGATAAAGTTATAATAACTTTGGACTGGTAGGTTACTCAGTTCCAAAATTAAAGGCCTGTTCGTTCTGGGATAAGACATTACTTCCTCTGTTCACAGCAGTTTGTCCTAAGGAAGGTCTTAATCCAGCAACTACTTTCTCTAAATCATTTAGTCCTTTTGTTACTGTGGCTTTAGGGAATACATCAATACTTAATCTATCAGAACGATATTTAGCAAATACTTCAATATCAAATTGTACCACATCCGAGTTATTAGGATATATGTCAAACCCTATTCTTTTAGCATATGTAAGATTAACAGTACCTCCCGATGAATCACCTGCAACATTTCCTAGACCACTACCAGTAGTTACTCCAAAATAATCAGTCATTCTATATTGAAATACTAATGGAATGTTCACTGAATTCTGTTGGCCAAATTGAACGAGCTTTTTAGATTGTATAGAATCACCATCTACTTGAACATTTTCATGAGCATCAGCAGAAATGAATAAATAAGAACCACATGACTTCTTACCTAAAGTATATTGATCAAAACCATCAAATGAATTTTTTGCATTTCTACTAAAGTTTACAAAATCTGGATCTGTACTTAACCAAAGAGGATTAAGAGCAGCTGATGTCATAGAAGGACTAGGCCCGAATACCTGCCCAGTATCAAAAGCCGGAGTAAGCGTAGTAGCTAAAGTTGTAAGGTCTGCTAAATTTTCATTTAAATATATTGCCTGTTCTTTACCTTTATTATCGTCTATCTTAAGCGGTGCAAATTTTGATTGTCTAAATAACACAGCAGCAGTTCCGTTTCCTGACACGGTTGTACAATCTATACCAGTACCACCTGGTGTTGCAGGTAAAGTAGCAGTGTCTCCTGTTAAGGATTCATATGCAGCTTTATATGCAGTATATGTTTGTACATGAGGGTGTGCAATTGATATGTCTAGGACATTATCATTAGTAGGATAAGATGGAGCAGTTGTTGGTGCACCAGTAGAGGTAAATCCACCACCCCACATAAACTCTGTTGTCGGCACCGCGTTATTATTATATGTAGTATCATTGAAATTCTCAATCTCATCAAGATTGATCGTGTAATTACCATCAGGATTGATATAATTATAGAAATTACCTTCGCTTGCTACATCACTAAATCTACTATAAATAAACTGATTCTTATTCTGTGTAGATTGGAATGGAGGAATCGAAACAGTCTGCCCATATCGAGTAGTAGCCGTGACTGTTGGATTAGTTAAAAGAAGCGGAGTAAGATCATACTTTCTAATAGTATTATAATCCTGGTCATCAGCTCTATATGTTGCTCTGTTATTACTTTGGTTAGCTGCACTATTATCAAGCCATGAATAAGTAGCAGGTAAAATTGTTGAACCGTTGTTTATGTCGGCAATAGTAAACCCTGGGTTCTCCGACTGTTTAACCATCCTAGATCTATTTCCTGTAATTCTAGCCAATAATTGAAGAACCGTTTGTTCGCGGTTACCAATATTGATAAAATAAGTCTTTGAAATAATAGCACCTCTTGGATCATCAAGACCATTAACTTCCTGAGAATAGAAACCAGCAAATACTTTAGTTACAGAATTTCTTCTAAGTCTAATAGTATTACCTTGGTCATCTACTAATGTAGTTACTAACTCTCCTTGTGCATTATTTAATATCTCAGCAAACAAGTCCAATTGGTTTTGCATTTCAGTTAGCTTTGTAAATAAATCAATTGGTGTTTGGTTTTCTGATAAGAACCCAGAAGCTATGACTGGTGTTGAGTGTGCAAAATAAGTCTCATTTGCAGTAAATGAACTACTTAAGTGAGTATTTAATCCTTTAGCCTCTAAGTCTTCTTCTAAAGAAACTTTTGCAAGATCTTCTTGATTCTGGGCTAATATAGCTTCAATAGCATTATCCGAGCTTAAGTCAGCTGGAAATTCTACTCTAATCGTATTACTGTAAGGGCTCTCTAATGGGTTAGATGGCCATCCTGCCTCAGAAATAGATTTAACTTGTATTTCTACCTGCTCTCCTTTTCTAATAGGAATGTCTAATTGGTTAATATTTATAGAATCGGCATTATCATCATCAATAGGAGCCCATTCAAATAACCCAGTTAAGGTATTTTTTACTCTAGGTCTTAATACACTCTCTACTTGAACATAATTAGAAAAAGCACCTTGGCTCGTTCCACTACCATCCGTATAGGAAAATTGGTCTACTGGGTTAGCAGCACCATCGGAAGAAAGATATCTATATCTGTAAACAAACTTTACAATATCTTGAACTCCAGTTGAAGGAGCTGATTTTTCTTCTGGCATAGCCCAAAATCCTCTAACTCTATATTTAGGAGTTACACTACTTACTGAATTATCTTGTGCCGAAGAATCTATTTCAGTTACAACCGATGCATAAAGTTTAGCCTGAGATGCTCTTTCAGTGATAAGCCCCTGGAGAGCATTTTTATCTGCATCCCTTTCAACCTCAGTAGAATAATTAGTTGTTTGTATCTTAGTTCTACTCTGTGCTATCGCAGTATCCAATTCTGTAAGAGTAGCTTGGATTGTGTTCTTTTGATTATTTAAATCTTGTAATTGTACAATGGCATCTGAGTTACTAACTTGACCGTTTATCAAAGTAACTGAAAAATCATCCGAATCTAAAACAGGAGCGTTAGGAATTATCCCTTCTCTACTTGTAGGAATTTTATCTTGTGCAAATGATAGAAGATATCTTCCAAAATCAATCGCGCTCTGTTGATAATAATCGGCAAGAGTCTGTTGGTTTCCGGCAGCATCAATCGTATTTAAATCATTAGTAAAGAAACCGCTACCTGGAGAATAATTAATCGCAGGTATTTTTGAATCAGGATCTATAGGTTTTAAAAATGTTACGCACCTTTCACCAAAACCTACAGTAACATCTACTTCTAAAATATCATTAACAGAAGATCCTATCTTAAGAACATCTGCACCAATACTCACAGTCCTACTTCCTTCTTGTAATCTTAAAATAACTGAATTAGTGCTCGTATCTATTTGTGTTACGGTGTATCTTGTATCAATAGGATCTGATACTACCTCTAAACTATCTCCAACTTTAAGCTGAACAGTATCATCAAAATCTGCTTCGGAATCAGTATAAAAAATCTTATTAAGCTTGTATAACTTTTGAATAGTTGTTTGTGCTACACCATTGACAGTCTCGGTAACACTTTCTTCTCCAATTCTTATTACACTAAAGTTTCCAGAATATCTTAAATCTCTAGGAGGTAGATCAACTACTGCTTCGTCTAAAACATAAGAGATGTTCTTTTCAACAATTTCTTGTAAGAATGTATCATAGTCAATATTGGCTATGCCATTATAATTACTATCGAAGAAATTTATTTTACTCTGTGTGTTTGTATCTAAAATAAACCTCTTAACAATACACCTCTCTGTATCAATTGGTGCTTGCCCAGTAATATCAAAAGAAACATATAACAGAGGATTGATCAATTCTTCAAAGAACCAATTAGGCTTAACACTAAATTCATTCACAGAATTCATAGCAGTAATATCAGCAGCCTCAGTAGGTAATTTTGCTAACACTAATTTTCTAAAGGTTCCGTCAGGAAGACGAATAGAACTATCAGAGCCTGAAACATTCGTGATAGTATCAATATTAGATTGTAACCTATCTACCGAATTCTTAAGAAAACCAAAACTAGGAATAGTAACACGAGCATTAGTACCATCCTGGTTCTGTATGTTAACCGTTACTGAATCTCGGCTTGATGTAATAGCCTGATTGACTTTTTCAAAGCTCTCTAACGAATTGTTAAAAAGTCTTAACAATTCAGGTAACATTGTTTGTATTGAGTTATTCTCGGCCATTCTCTAGTTTACTTTTATTATTTATTTTATTATATCATATACGAAATTTAACACCCCTTGCTCAGTACATATCAAATCTATAATAGGTAATGTACTTAAGTCACTGTTTGGAATGGTAGCAGCTAACTTTCCAAATGCACCGTTATTTAATCTGCTTGGTGCATCAGTATAAATCTTAATGTTTCTGGAACCTAATAGAGGAACATTATTAAATGTTAATCTTAATGTTTGGCCAGTACTCCACTGAATGTCTGTATCATCAATGTAAATTTGTAAATCACCACCTGCAGTATTTATAGTATCTAATCTTAACATATTTGTATAAGTAACTAAATCAGCAAATACTTGTGGAGCAGTTACATTTAAATTAAGAGGTGCAGTAGAAGTAATCTGAGCATCAGAATTATCTAAAGGAACCATTAAATTATATGCTTGAACATTATTTGATATCTGGATCTGATTAGGAGTGTTAGTATTTATACTTATACCTGTACCTTGTCTAACTACATCTGTATTATATTGTAAAGTAGAAGATACTTCTCCATTTGCTAAAGCTTGAATTTCATCTGCATTTTTAGCAATCAAATCTAATAAACTTGTACTACTTGCAAAAGCCAAGGAAGCATTATCAATTTGTGTTTGTAAATTGTTTATTTGTTGTTGTAAGAATGCTGATGTAGATACAGAATTTAAAGTATTTTCTACGGCGGTTAATTTCTTTTCTATTTCAGATATCTCTAGTTGTTGTCTTTGGAATATCTGTGCCGATTCTTGAAGCTGTGCTGATGCGTCAGAAAATAGACCCATTGAGAATGTATTATAATCATTCACAATTGTATCAATACCAGCGGTACCTGGGGAAGCATCAAATCTCAAGTTTATTTTGAACCCATAACTGTTACCATTCTGCCCTGTAGTTTTATTAGGTTTAAACTTAGGAAATCTCTGTATGAATCCACCATCTGTAGTCGGTGTTATATTGTCAAGTAAAAGTAAACCATAAAGATTAGTAGTCGTGTTAGCCGAATTGCTTAAATCAACCATATCATAGTAAACCAAGACAGCATTAAATTCAAAAGACTCTGCTAAGTCAGTTCCATTAAATTGTGGAATAGTACTAATAGTTTGATCTGATACTATTTGTTCATAGTCATTAGGATTAAAGTCTATAGAAATACCATCAAGCTGAGATCTTACGTATGCCGATCCACTATAACCTGTAGGATTATTGTAATCCGCAGGATATTTTCTTATATTTACATTTAGAGGACTTTCAAATGTTGTAGGTTCAGTAAAATAGGCATCAGTAGTTGAAACTGTAGTACCAGGACCTAACCCCATCCAATCCGCATTAGGGTCAGTATAACCAGCTGGACCTAAGCCTTGTAATTGTTGATCATAATCATAGAAGGCTACAATATCTAACCCTTGTGGGTGGACTGTAGCTGCATTTCTACCCATGATAAATTCACTTGTTCCCTGTATTTTTAAAGAAGGTTGATAATTATTATCAGATACAGAATCAAAGAGGATTGTAGGTGTTCTACCCACTTCTGTAGGTACATTAATATATAATTCTGTATATGCTTCACCGGCCTTATCTACATTATTAACAATATCAATCTCACCAATATACTTAACTACTCTTCTGTATTGTCGAGTTCCTGTGAGTGCTTCATCTTCTTCACAAAATCTCTTATCAGTAACTGAGGCTGCTTTTTCTAAAGCGGTTGCTTCTCTAAATCTAATGGCACCAGTTTCTTTTAGCCATTTAAAGAAAACTCTTTCTGTTACTGTTAAGTTTGTAGAGTTATCATAGCTTGCATCACTTATAATAAGTTCTTCTAAATTTAGCGCATAATTCTGAAGACCTTCTGTAAAGTTAACATTAGGATCACCCTTTAACCCACCGTTCCAAATAGCACCATCAATTGTATCAAACTGCATATAGTTTTGAAAGTTACTAAATGTGTTTGGATCCAATCTATCAAAATCTGGTAAATTAAGAAGCACAAACTTAGAAAAGACTAGTTTAAGATCATCATTATTAAGAGTCCTAGACAAGTCCTTTGCTGAAGACGAGAACGTGTAAAATGTTCCACCGTCTGCTTGAGGTGTTCTAATTAAGGGCGTTGTTGCCATGTTTTAAATCTTTATTATTATGATACGGTAAAACCAGTTCCACCAACAACATACCAAACGCCGACGCCTGATCCGTTGTCAATACATAATAGGTGAACAGTCTGACCTAGTCCAGTTAAGTCCAGGTTAGTACCTGCACCAGTTAATACTAAGTTATTTGCTACACCATTAATTCTTACCGTTCCTGTTTGTGATTCTGTATAAGTAAAGAATATTTCTTGACCTATACTTCCACTATATAATGATATAACTAAGTTATTAGAAGTATCAGAATTACCTACCCTATTAATTGAATAAGGTGGAATAGCTGTACTCGTTCCAATATCTAAAGTCATACCTGAACCTGCTAAAGTATCATTCTGTGTAGTAGGATTAGTATCATTTCTGAATAATCCACCACCAGTCAAATTTAAATTACCAGTCATCTTAACATTAGTAAGAATATCAAATGTACTTGCATTAATATCTAATAATATGGTACTTAAACCTACCCTTAATGCTTCGGTAGATACATTGTTTAAATTAGTAATTGTACCGGCTGATGGTGCAAAATACACCTCCATAGAATTGATCTCGCTAGCAAGAACATTGAAGTTATCATTAATAACCAACCTTGATCCTGATAATGAATCCGTTCCTAGAATTTCTGTTACGCTAATTGCCATTTTCTTTGTTATTTTAATTTAAGATATTGCTACCTCTTTTATGTTTAAGATATTTCTATCCTTTTTATATTTATTCCCATTACTATCTGTAAGTTCTAATGTGATCACATACTTCCCTGGGTCTTTAAAAAGATATGTTAAATACTTACTTTCAAAATATATATCCGCTACCGATGAGTCAGTAGTATTTGATATAGTCCACCTTGGATCTGCTTTGCCAACTATCCTACATTTGTCATAAACAAACATTGCCCATGTCATAGGAGGTAATACTTTTCCATCATTAATAAACTTAGCAGTATTCCATGTAGGATTACTTGATTTACTTTGGCCTTTTTTATAAATTCTACTCAAACAATCAACATTTCCACTTACTGGGATATTCTCAAATGGTACATATCCAGAAGGAGCTATACTAGAAGCAAACATTGTATTTAAAATCGAAGTAGAAGGTGTTGCCAATAACTTACTTATATAATCAGTGTAAAGAGCATGGCCCATTGGATTCTGTGAAGCCACCAATGCTGGTGTTGTAGCAGTCCATTCAGGCGATAAAGAACCTCCACTCACATAAGTAGATATAAAGTCCCATTCTGCAAAGATTAATAAGTATAAATACTCTCTCATCAACAAAGCATTAAATTCATTAAGACTTTGTCCAGGTTGTTGTGTATATGCTGAAGTATCAAAAGTTCCATTATTTATTGCCTCTGACATTGCAGCAAACGTTGGGCCAAACGATGAGGTTTGGTTAAATTCTACAGGATATGCACCAGGTAATCCAAAGGTTGTTATTGTATGTATAGCATGTTCTAATACTTCTACTATTTGATCATTTGTAGCAGATGAAGGGTCTTCCCATATAAAATCAACATTAGCATTGTTGTCATTAGTGGTATCCCAACCTGGTAAAGTTTCTAAAGCAGGTGTATAAGAGCCCATCCCAATATAACCTATTCGTTGGATAGTTTTATTTGTCTGTAGAGATTGTAGAACAGCTGCCTGCTTATCATAGATAATGCCTGTAGCATCTGGGTCCAAAATTAATTCAAATACTCTAGCTACTTTTTCTACAAAATTATCTGATACTGCAGGTGCTCCGCTTATTGCACCTAAAGCTACTAAAGTAGTACCATTGATGGCTAAAGATTTTTCAAATGGAGGATATGCTGAAGTTGCCTGTAGTGGACCTCCAACATAATCTGTACCTGTACCAGTTGAGCCTGCACATATCCTATCCCCGTTTACGTCAACAATATCTACAGAGGTAAAGTTACCAAATTTTCCATAATATCTAGCAACGGCCTGTACAAACATTTGATTGTATGAAGAGTCCAATACAAGATTATAAACATACTTATTGATAATAGGATCCGAGCTTAAATTTAATTGTGTCACTGCTTCAGATAAAGTATCAGTTGTAATATCAAAATAATGTTGTCCTATTTGGCCATCAGCATCTACAATCTTTAAATAAGAATCAGGTTGCATTTCACTGAATTGGAAGAATGCAGGAGTATCACCTGTACATGAAGTCATGTCCCACCAAAGGTGATACGCATTTTTCCAATTACTGGTTTTTTCATTTAAATTATTCCAACGATATGGACCAGAGAAACTTTCTTTTCCACTATTCTGATAATTAAGAATTTGAAAATCAGCATTTGTGCCTATTCCAAAATTATTTAATATTGCATTTATTCTATCTAAAGATTCATATAGACTTGGCGTTTCTTCATCCCAAGTTATTGATGGGCTTTGTGGTAGGCTCCATAAAGAACCATAATTTTTCCATGTATATTTTCCTTCACTACCCCAAGTATACTTAGCCTTTCTTGCTTGGTACCAACCAGAATATTCTACCTCTCTACTATCCACACATATAGTGTCAGTTTTTACAATTGAAGAAATGTTATTATATCCATCATACAATTTCATCTCTACTGTATAGGTTCCTACATAAGGTAAAGTTACAGGTAAAGTGTTATATGTACCAATTGCGCCTCTTATATTAAAATAATAAGCAGGTGAAATATCAGTTTCATCTTTATAAATAGTCCATTCAATATCTGCTATGTTTCCATATTCCAAACCATTCCAAGTAAATAAAGTTTCTCCTGGTAATTGTATAGAAGTAAATTGTCCACCACTTGAAGAATCCGCTAATGTTACAGAAGCAACAAATCTATTAACATCATTTCCATAAGCCCTTATACATGGCCCAATCCCATTAGTGATTTGCGACCAATCAAACCATAACCAAGGATCAATTTGATTTGTCTTGTATACATTAATTTGATTAAACAAAGAAGTGGTGATAGTTTGAATAGTATCAGCAGCAGTTACCGTGTGAGTAACTTGTGTATTTGTAGCAGGGTCGGATATTCTATAAACATCCCCTACTTGTGCACCTTGTACATTAAAATCAAAAGTAAAGAAGTCATTGGCATTTGTTAATTGTTGCCAAGTACTATCAATGTTGTCATAAGTTATATTATTAAAGCTATCGTTACTTAAAGTTATTAAAGCACCACTCGGTACACCAGGTTGGTCTGGTAAACTTAATGAGGACTCACCAGGAACAAAATCTGCTAATGTTCTATCTAAATCAGGAGCATATCTTGCAAAGTATGCAGCATAAACACCAGCAACAGATTGAATAGAAACATTCTGCCCCGCCTCTAATGTACCTAATATACTATTAACATCAGGTCCTATTGGTGGAGCAGGTAAAGGATCACCTGAATTATATGGACCAGCTATCATATTTGGTCCTATGGCAGCACCACCTGCAGCCAAAGGAGCAATGTAAGCATTACAAAAGTTTATTATAGCTTGTCCTACTATAGCAGCTTCTTTTAGACAAAATGACTGGAAGTCTCTTAAATCTTCTAAGTATACGCACTTATTTGGCGAAGTTTTAAAATTTGCTTTAATACCTGCTTCAATAGTATTAGTATCATTTCTGCTGATAGTGTTAGTTACTTCTAATAATCCAAAGAAATCTCCTTCACCAGTAATATCTTTAATATGAGCATTAAGAGGAAGATATTCATTTTCTAATTTCCTCTTTAATCCAAATAACTTTATTAAAGTTTCTTCAATAGTAAATTCTTGTGTTTCTTCTGTGATAGGTAAATCTTCATCAGTAAACTTATTAGGAACTATTTTATTGATTCTATAAATTAAACTAAATAAACTAGTCTTTCTAAAATTTTTATTAGGCAAGGTTATTGACTTATCATCAAACTGAACGGTTGGAGAAAACAGATCAATTGCACTACTTTGAATATACTTTCCAAACTGTGGGGAGTTTGCATTTACATTTTTCCAAAACTCTTTAACCTTTAAAGTATCATAACCAAAAAATTTAATAGCATTAATCAAACCCTTATATGCACCTATAAAAGGATATATGTTAGATCCTTCTAACATTATTTCTTTTCTCTTTAAATTTATTTCTACAAAATCAGGTAGAGCTTCTTTAATGTTAGTATCTTTAAAGACAGTGCTATCAGATTCAATTACACTATAACCCATATTTTGAGTCATAGTCCTAAGTCTTTCATCTTCTCCTATGCTCTCAGCGTAAACTGTAAATTCAGCGATTAGAGTATTTGTGCACTCATCAGTTATAGTTAATGTTCTCTTGTAAGTATTTTCATCAGCAGCAGAAAATGCTATGTTAATCTGTAATGCTTCGGATCTTATATCATCACTAACAATATAACCTTCACCATCAACAGTTTGGCTTAAGTCATAATCTAAAGGAACTTCTAATTTAGCTACTTTAACTAATTCAGGCCCATCAGGTTCTTGAACCAACGCTGATTGAGTCCCTGTGTTAAAGTCCATGTCAAATTTAAAAAGAAATATATCAGTAGGGTCTGTGCTTGTCCAATCTACCAACCAATTACACGCAGCCTGTCCAGTAGGAACTCCTGTAGCACCATCACTGTAACCGTGGGGGTACCCAAACTTAAATGTGTTAGAAGTAGAATCTATCATTTTTTGTAAAATGAAAAGTTGTCCTACTTCAAACAAATCAATAGAAACCTGTGGAAGAAATATATCACCAGTCCACTTATCAGCAGACTTGTCATAATTCATGTTGTAATTCTTCCCGTTCTTATCGAAGAAAAATAAATGTTCCCACTTTGCCACTCTTTATTAATTTATTTTTTGATAGTACTTAGGTACAGCAAAGTTAAAAAATATTCTCAAATACTTTACACGGTTAACATAGTAAACCATAATAGGATTAAGATAATCCTCTAAAAACTTTTTAAGATGAGGATTCCTAAACATATAATTTGACATTGTTTTATTCAACAATGTATTCGTATAATCATAGCCAGTATTTTTCAATACCCAACCTTCTTCATACGTTGCTCTGTATAAACTAGGAAATCCTGTTCTGTTATTTTTTTCTGTAGCCATATTATTCTCCTTTAAGTGCTTTTAATGTTGGTGTATTTTGTAACCTACCTGTATTAAGACCAGCAGAGTTAGCACCAGTCGCAATGGTAGTTCCTCTATTACGTTTGGTCTTATTATATTTTTCTTGTTGTATCTTATTGTAAAGATTGTTTTTAATTGCTTCTTTATAAAATACATTCAATGAACTAATTTTATTTGCTTCTGGTATAGGCTCATAAAAAGTTCCATTCCTATCTTCCCATCCACCTCTTATTATTGCTAATTCATCATTTTCAATTATTACATCACCAAAACTATCCAAACCTAACTGTGGATCTTCTCCGTCCTGTAATACAATCTTTTTGTTTTCTATCAACACTCTTTGATCAGTTACAGGATCTGTTCCATAAACAGGAACAAAATAAAAACCGTCTCTTATAGCCTTTTCATTTCTTTCGGATATGAAGAAAACATTTACTGAATCAATTCCTTCTACATTTTCAATAATAGAAATAATATCAGATCTTGGAATTCTATCTCTTCTATTAACATTTAAGAAATAATCATCTAAGTTTTTTCTTATCTCTATTCTGATAGCATCCTTATCAAAATTTTCAAAATATCTTACAACAATATTTAATGCATATTTTCTAACTATAGGATCCTTAATTCTAACCTCAGCAGTAACAACCTGTCTACCGCTCTTATTAATAATTTCTAAAGTTTGTTCTTTTTCCTCGTCGGTCATGGTGAACTCAACCTCAGGAACACTAAAGTAATCTTTATCACTTGTTAATTTTTTCTTAACATCTGGAATTAAGAATAAGTATATGATATTGTCATCATCTAAATATTGATCATTTTTAGTATTATAGGCATCTATGAAAGACCAAAAGTCATACTTACTTAAATAATAAATGTAGTTATTAGGATTAGCTAAAACAAAAGAATTACTCTGGTAAGGAGCAATGAGTCTTGTAAAACTAGGATCTTCTGAATCAGAACCAAAATTAGGATTCCTAACAATATTTAAAGAAAGTATTTCATTAAGATCTACAGTCTCACCTGAAGAATCAGTACCTTCAGTTGAAAACTTAATATCTAATTGTTTACCACCAATATTTCCAGCAACACCTCTAGTTTTTACATAAGTTACTCTAATTATAGAACCTAATGGTGGTGGAGCCCCAAATTGGTTATTTCCAAAGAATACACTTAATCCACCATTTACACTGGTTTTAATCATTGCGCATTCTTCTCCATTATTCATATCATATAAAGAATCTACTAACTGCCACCTTTTACCATCAACAAAAACTTCAACTAAGAATTGGTCTGTTGGTTCTTTAGTAGATAGGTTATAACTTTGTAATGCTAATCCAGTACCGGTAAATGTTTGTTCATCCTTTTCGCCTTGAATAACTTCTACATTAACAAAAGTTTTAGTTGTTTTATCTAATCTTATAAAGTCACTATCAAATCTTAAAAAGTATGTTAATCCATTTTGGCCTATTTCAAAACTTGCACCATTCATTATTTGAACATAGTCACCATTTAAGAGGGCAGACGCACTTGTATTTAATCTTAATCCAATTATACCTCTTGCAGATATACCTCTTGTAGGGTCATGTCCTGTAAGTCTGGATAAACCATATATAGATTCTATGTTTCGTGCTCGTGTTATATTAAGTTCGGTTGCAACTGCTTCAATATAAAAGAAAATCATTTCTCCTAAGTTTGCAACCACAGTTAGAATTTGCCCAAATGGTGAAGCCGGAGTAAATGTTTCTCGAGCCTGATCATATGTACGCTGAAGATACTCAAAAGAGTCCTGAAATAACTGTGTGGCTTTTAATCTTGTTTTACTAAAGAATGACATCTAATATATTATTTTAAAATAGTGCTCCTATTACTCTTTGTTCATTTACAAAAATGTCTACTAAACAACCATCAACTTCAGCAGTAGAATAAAAAGTTACTTTCGTATCAATATCAAATCCACCTTCATTAGCCAAACAAAAAGCTGTTATTTGGCTGTTTATAGTATTTTGTATAACTGTTTCATTTACTACTAGAGAAAAAACTAAATCTTCTAAATTAGCTCCTAATCCAGGTACTCCTAAAACATCTCCTCTTCTTGTAAAAAGACAGTTCTCAATTTTAAGAATAAGTTGAGATAGAGGATCGCTTACTTCCAAAGTATTTTCATTATACTTAGGAGCCTCTATATCTCTACTATAAATATCTCTAATCATGGGAGAACAATTATTTTATTATATATTCTCTTTAATTTTGATGGCTTTCAGATTATATTTTATCCAGTAAAGAAATAGTCTACACCTTCATCTCCCTTAATTTCTTCAACTATTCTATCTACTTCTTCTCTTCCTTCTGATGAGATTAAATCATAATTGATAGTTATGTTACCAGGAAGATTAAAATTAAAAGTTCCTAAAATTCTAGCTAACTGAATTTTTGCTTGCCCTATACAATATCTTTGGAATGCTTCATCATCAAAAAGATTACAATCAGGAATAGTAGAAAATATTTCAAATATCACAGCTCTTTTTGGTAGTTCACCTTGGAATCTAAACTTTTTTGTAAGCCTATTGTAACTATAAGATATCTGAGGTAAAAGAACCTGCCTAGTGTTATCTAAGAACAAAGAATTGACAACATAATACATTAAGTTTTCACTTCCTATACCTGCACCATAAACATCGCTATAAATAAATTTGTCAATTGAAAAATCTACATCACCTGCATTAAAACTATAATCTCCGAAACCACCGTCTTCTCCACTAAAGCCACCTATTTCAAAAACATCATTAACAGAATAAACTCTAGAAGGCATTTGAATTATGCCCCTAGGATTATTAATATTTTTCTTGTTTGTTATTGTTTCATTATTAGCCCCACCTCCAAACGGTACTCCTTGCTTAAAGTCCTGTTTAGCTAAAGCACCAGCAGGTAAAGCAATATACATTTGCTCTACACTATCTTCATAAATTTTATAAAAATAGTTTTTAGCTCTTTTGATAATATTAGCAAGTTCCTTTTTAGGAACAGTGAAAGGAATCTGGCATGCAATAGTTAATTCAGAGTTAATCATTTGAATTAGCTCATCTAAACATGCTGCTTCATCTGGATCATTACAATAAGTATTCTTATTAGCCATACTTTATTTTATTTTTTCTAATTCTATTATTTCGGTATCTTCAAATCTTGCCAATTTAGTAGCTCTACCTTTTCTAAATATACCACCTTCCATCTCACCACTAAATACACCTCTTGGTCCAAATACATAAGAGTCTTTGACTACTACATTTTTACTAACATAAGAATCTTCTATCTTGCAATCAAGAGCGTCAGTTGTTCCAAAGAGATTACATTCAGTTAATGAAGTATTTAGTAATTCACAGCCAAATAGATCACAACGAATTATATTACCTTGTATTTTACTATCTACTAAATCTATCCCACTTACCTCAAAACATCTCATCAGCTCTGCATCTTTAACTTGTATTCTTCCACTATCTGCATCATAGTTTATTAGACCCTTTCTCATATCTGCCTTTGTCAAAAGCTCAAATATTTTTTCTCTCATTTTAGGATAAAAGGTTTCTACAATTTGATCATAAGTTTTTAAATCAACCATAAGCTTAATATCAGGAAATTTAGATTTAAATATCTGATAGTCTTTATAAGATCTTATAACATCACCATGTTTTTCCAGTATGGCATTTAATTTTTTTACATCTTCATTTGTATATTTAGGATTATTTAAAGTTTCATACAATGATATAATAAAATGTTCAGTCATACTCATTATAGTGTTGTACTTCTTTTCATAATCTTTACCACCTAAGTATCTAAACTCAATATAGTTTTTAGGTAATTTTGAAAAGTTAACTCCATAATACTTTTCGGAAACAAACATATAGTTTCTCCATGATATATTTTCAGGTGATGGTTGAGTCATTCCACTCAAAGGAACAATAAATTTGATAGACTTGGCATAAACAGAATCTTTCCTATCTGGAAACGATTCATAAACTTTATCTTCATCAAAGTTTAAAACAAACTTACCAATGTCCAAATTAGAAACATTTACAGGTGTTCCTAATTTACTCCCATCAAATGCTACATTAATATGAATAGAACATCTTTCATTAGTAGATCCATTTTCTCTAATCCACTTTAAAGTTTTCGCAATAATTAATTTTGATTCAACAAAAGGCATAGGACCTGTAACGAGTTCAATCATACCAGATCCACCTGAATTATCAGGCTCTAACTTAAAGATATCTTCAGTAGGAGAAAAGTCACTATGAGCCTTTTCTTCAATTCTTATCTGTTTATTTAAACTATTTGATAATCCTAATTTGACTTCATCTAATCCTTCATTAGCAAAGAATTCAAATTCTAATCCTATCTTAGAAGAATATATTGCATTTAATTGTTCGTTAGTATACATGTAGTTCCTGATTTGTTTATATATTTACAATCAGGAATGCAGTTATACAATGTTCATGGTAATCTTCCTATCATTAACATTAACACTTCCAATCTTAACATTAATCATATCACCTTTTGCAATTTCTCGATTTTTCAATTTGGATTTATGAACTAATCCACTAATACCTTTCTCTAATTCAACGAAGGCGCCATAAGAAGTTAGTTTTGTAACTTTACCTTCAGTAATCATCATAGGTTTATACTTTTCATCTGCACCATCCCATAAATCAATCTTAGGTCCTAATTGACTTAAAATAATTTTTCTTTCTGAAATTATTTCTTTAGTCCAGAATTTTATTTCATCACCTGGTTTTATCTCTCTTTTGTCTAAAGCTTCTTGCAAGTCTTCAGATAATTCAGCTTTTGGAATCAATCCAGTTAAGCATTCATCAAATTCAGCAAATACTCCAAACTTAGTAGTCCCTGTAACAAACCCTGTCTTTTCTTCTTTTATATTTTCTTTAAGCTTTTCTATTGTTGTAGGTATCATTGTTCTCAAGTATTCTCTATGAGATACAACAATAGTATCCTTCTCTTTAGAAAAAGTAATCGGCATAACAATAATTTCTTTGCCTAAAAGAATATTAAAATCATGAAGTTTATTTAATCCTCCTAATGAACCTGGCATAAAACATTGTATACCTGCAACATCTACCCAGTAACCACCATGAATTAGTTCTTTAACTTTTCCAGTAAACCCTACACTCTTATTTCCAATAGCTTCTTTAATTTCTTTCATCTTAACTTCCATAAGAGCATCAGAAATAGAAGCTATAACATCACCTGTTTTAGATGTCTTAATTTTTACATCAATCTCCATGCCTACTTGTAATTCATTAACTATATAATCAGGTTCTTTCGTTAATGCACAAAATGCTGTATGTTTAGACTCAATGTCGATTAGAGCTCTAGTCTTGTCTTCGGATATGAAAGATACTTCTCCTCTTGTGGTATAGTTGGTTTTGTTTTCGATATATCTGGTTTTATCGATAGCTGCATCAGTTAAACCATAAATAGCTAATGCATCTGGTGCATATGCTTCATTACTTAGAAGTTTTACACCATGAGGGACCTGTACTTTAATTGTTTTTGTATCGAATGGATCTTCGCTTAATTGTACAGTGATTTCTTGTTCGGTCATGTTTATTTTTTTAACAGGTTATTATAGATTATATATTACTCTTGTTTGATCTAATATTAGTTATACTTATAAGTTAGTTGTTTGTTTAAGAATTAGATTAAAGTTGCCCAAGGAAACACAAATGGTGGCGGTGGAGTACCAGCAGCAGCAAACCCAATCCAAGTACCACTTATAGTTTTTAAGTGGGCAATGAAGGCTACATTAAGAGCTGTACAAAGAGGATATGTTTTACCTAATTTAAATGCAGCTGCTATGGCAGGAGTCAATGCAACTGTAAGCCCAGGAATTAA